GCACGGAAGGTGGAAATGTTTCTTGTGCAAAGTTAGCAGTACCGGTAACCGTACTTACAATTATGAGTGGTATAGTAAATTTCATACTCAAATTTTTAAATGAACAATAGGCTTGGTAGTGCATATACCTATAACACGCCGCGGCTTCACCCCAGGCCTTTAATATTTTCTCCTGTTGTGGGTGCCATATTTTTGGAAGTTTCTTTTCTTCGTTCATATTAATAGATATGAATATTATATTTTTCATTCATTTACTCTTTTTCATAACCATGTTGGTTGTACCATTCATGAAGAACACTCAAAACCTTGAGTTTTATTCCCTTCTCGTACCATTCATATTTTTCCATTGGTCGGTAAATGACGATACGTGTGCATTGACACAAATGGAAATGGTCGTTACAGGAAACAGTAAAGAGGAAACATTCTTTGGACGTGTAATGGGACCTATATATAAAATGGATGATACAGAGGCAAACAATTTCTTAAAATCTATTTTCTTTTTTCTTTGGTTAATTGTTCAGTACAGACTCAATAGAATTGATTTGGAACCTCTTCATGAACTTCGAAAACGGTTTGTTAAATAATGTTGGTATATATAAAATGAAGATCAAAAACAAAACACAACAAAAATTATTATTTATTGCGTTAATGGTACTCATTGCTGTAATTGTATATCAAATGTGTAACCCAATTGTTATTAAAAAAAGAGTTGGTGTACCAGTGGGTGTCCCAGTCGAAGTTCCAGTACAAATACCAGTTGAAAGGGAGTTTAGAAACCCACCAATCAAAGAGTATAAACCGGGGTACGTCCAACAAATGGGTGTTCTTGTAGGATCGGATGAAGAAACGTTACCCTTATACGGCAAAGAAGTTAGGGGGAGACGTGATCAATACCATTATTACACGACAACACCAGGTGATCAAGTGTATCCACTCCCGGTAACTATTGATAATCGTGATTGTATGGACGATATGGGATGTAGAGAACTTTACGGAAATGAAGCTGTTTCGGTTTTGGGACAAACGGGTTCATTTCAGGCGAAAATGTATAGAACTGATAATTTTTTCTAATGTAATAGTAAATGGCATATTCAACTCAAAAACTTGCCTCAAAAATAACTAGTATAATTTCGTCTACGTGTTGTATAATGTTGATAATGCGCATGCCTTTTAAAACGCCACCGGTATTGATAGCAATGTTGGTATTTTGTATTTGTTCTATTTCACAGACTGTACTTGTCGGTAAAGATATAGTTAATAGATTTAAATAAAAAATAGATACATATAGTATAAATGAAGATAGATTTGTTAAAAAATGAAGCAAAGCGTATTGGTCTTCGCGTAACTAAAAAAATTAAAGGGAAGCGCGTTCCTCTGAGTGAAAAAGAACTTAAAATGAAAATTCAAAGACGGCGATCACCATCTTTGGAAATTCAGGTTCGTGAATCTAAAAAGCTTTTACGAACGTGTAAATCTCTTTTACGAACAGTTGAACCAAATGTTCCACGGGTTCGTCGAGTTTCACAACCAGTACCACGTGTACCACCAGTACCACGTGCGCCACCTGTTCCACAAGCACCACCAGTACCAACTAAACGCGATCCACGCGCAAATTTAATGACCGCTTTAAAAGCAAACCTTAAACGTCGTGGTCTTAGAGAAAAGATAAATCAAACTTCTTAGATATAATCTTTTTCGCACCTTCAAATTCTGGATGACTCCATAAAAGCCATCTTGACCAAAATCCCGCGGTAAAAAAACCTGTTTTTGTCCAGTTTTCTTTATCACTTCGAGTTACATCGAGCATATTTTTATGAACCAGTTTAGGGTCGGTTTGTTTTTGAACCATATGAGGAACAAACCCACCGTGGCGCGTTACGTATGAACGCATACGTAAAGGGTTTTTGTGTATTGTATAGTCTGAGTACCCCCTTGCCCCAAAATCAATTATTTTCCCATTTTCAAAAGTAACTCTAAACTTTTTATCAATACGTGGACTTTTTTTTAAACGAACGCGCATATATAATTACTGGATATATTTTTCGCCACGTTTTTTGCGTCTATATAACACAATTCCAAGTGTGAGGGATATTAACCAAGCTTGAAATTGTGATATACCATACGGTTCTTCGACCATAAACATTTATAGTATATGTTTATTGTTTATTTTCTAATTTAGCGAGTGTGTAGTGGTGATACATATGTATTAAACTTATAATCAAAGAAACGAGAACAGCTGGGTTATATCTCGCCTTCTTGTTAAGAACGACTAATACAACTGACGAAAGAGCAATAAAGGCTGGTAAACTAAATAATCCTATTTGAACATTGGTCAAACCGAGGAATCGCTTTTCTAATGTGTTAACTTCTGGTGTTTGTGCTGGTGCGTATTTTTCAAGTTTATATCCTGGCATTTATTATATATACACAAAAAAAATGTGGTTTCTTATGATACCACTTATACTGTTACTAAACGATTATTGTAAAAACCCTATAGATAGACTCTATTTTCAGAGACCTTTACGACCTTTGGTGGGTATACGAAACTCACTCGTAGACTTATTTTTTTATAAACTACATTACTCAGTCGACGATTTTACAGGACTTTGGAGGGTACAGAAACACTTTTTTGATATAAAAACCGAATTCGATACTTTATATAAAAATAAACAAAAGTATTATTTCCATGATATTGATTCATGGTTTGAATATAATCAAAATTATTATTACTATAAAATACACGATTTTCCAAAGTTATACGCATTTTTAAAAACTATACCATGTGTTGACCGCGCCATGATTGCAGTCATGGAAGGACCAATGTCTATACCAGCACACCGTGCCGAAAGCAATTTACAGTTACGGTACCACTTAACACTCGAAGGAACAAGTAATCTTACCACGGAGTTTGATATTCATCAACATAAATCCGGTGAAGATGTTCTTTTTGATCACGCACGGTACCATAGTGTTGATAAAACTGATGAACAAACGCGTGTTGTTCTTATTTTAGATATTAATAGATTCTAAACTAAAGGTGTTTTCGACACACCGCTTTATACATATCGTGATCACCAACAAGTTCGAGTTCATCATTTTGTACGATACGTTTTGTAAAGGGTCCATGTGTTCCATCCATACACTCCATACACATCGCCGATATCTTAAACACTTTATCGGCGAGAGGTACACAGTCTATGAGTTCACCAAACTTTCTCTGTTTATAATCACCATCGAGACCCGCAAGTAAAATCGTTTTACCTGAATCGAGAACCTTTTCAACAAACTTTTTAAGACCCGTAAAAAACTGAGCTTCATCCATAGCTATAACGTCTGCATTTGAAAAATCAACTTCATCAAGATTATTTGTTTTTATACAATCGAAACGAATATTATCATGGGTACGTAAAACGTCTTCGGAAGCGCGTGTATCCTTTTTAGAGTTTATAACGAGAATACGTTTACCTATAACTTTGTACCGCTTTAAACGCCTGATAAGTTCGGACGTTTTTCCCGAAAACATGTTACCCATAATAATCTTAAGACTCATTTCTAATTATACGTTACAATATTTTAAATGGTTTTAAAGAAACAACTCTTACATTAATAAAAAACATGGAAACACTTAGAATTAAACGATTAACTCTCGAAGCAACTTTACCGACACGCGCATCGCCTGGATCGGTCGGGTACGATTTATACAGTATCGAAAATATGACGATCAATGCATGTGAACGTGGTATTGTAAGTACGGGTATTTGTGCAACGATCCCACACGGTGTGTATGGTCGTATTGCACCGAGATCTGGTTTAAGTGTAAAACACGGTATTCAAACGGGTGCCGGTGTTATTGATCCGGATTATACGGGTGAATTGAAGGTTATCTTGTTTAATCACGGGAGTGAACCGTTCGAAATTAAACAAGGCGATAGAATCGCCCAACTCATTTTGGAAAAGTGTGAAACACCACTTATTGAGGAAGTTGATGAATTAAAAGAAACAAAACGTGGTGAACGAGGTTTTGGATCTTCGGGTAAGAATTAAGAGAATCCCAATGCGCTTTACCTTTCATTAATATTAAATTCAGTTTCATGGATATACTTATCTGGTATCTTATACTGTTCAAATACCAAACTTAATCTTTTTGTAGTATAATCACAGAAAAATGGTTCGACAGAATGATGCATATCACCCCTAAATGTCAATCTTCTACCTTGTTTAGGTTTATAATATACTTTTTCTTTATTTTTATTAGCGAATGGTTCTAAAATTAAGTTTCCACCTGTGTAGTTTTCCGGTATATTTATATATAGTATAGTTGTACATACAGGTAATATATTTCTACCCATAAAATCTTTTAATTCAATAGTATCATCATAATGGAATTCTATATCATTATACTCTTCTGAATTATGGGAATTACTTAGTATAGAGGTATTAACAATATATGCATTTGTACCAGGTTGTTTTATCCTTTCAAATATTTTATAAATTTTTTCCAATTTTTTTTCTAAAAACATTTTTTTAGAATATTCACTCGTATTAAAACGAATAACAAAGTCGTTCTTACCCCAGTCATTATTTAATAGTTCATGTTTTAATATATAGTCTTTTAGATCTTTACATTCATTTGGTGAAAAAAAATTATCCTCTATACTAACAAGTGGAAAACTATATGGATGTGATCTTTTAAATTCAAAATAATCTTCTATTTCAATATATCGGTTTATAATATATACAAATAGTACTATTATAAGTATATAATACACTGTCTTCATATTTTATATTTATATAATTAATTACCAAATGCGATACCACCCATACCATTCTTAATCCTGAGAATGTTATAGTTGACCGCGTACGTTCGAATCATATCAAGGTTTGTACTTAATGGAGTATTAATATTTATCTTCGCGTTATCGATTCGCGAAAAGTTCAAGGTACCCGTTGGTTGAGACTTGTTCATGGTAAGACAGAATGGCCATGTATATATTTGTTCCGCATCGACCGTGTTGTTAAGAACCGAACAGTGTCTCGATGGAACAACGTTTCTGTGGTATTCGTGTGTCATATTTTCAAAGAGTGGAACACCGTTAATAAACATAGACGCGTCTGTGAACGTGTATGATGTAGACACGTTTGAACCCGCAGCTATGTGAACGGCTTTTACTGGGTGATTAAAGTAGGTCAAATCAATCGACGTATCGGAAGCAGACATTGGTTGGTGTTGTGTTTGTGTAATGAGAAGTTCGTGTTCACCGTTCGCAAAGAATTCACGTTCTTCTGTGTCAACAAACACGTACGAACCGTATACCTTTGGTGAAGAACCTAAACTAAATGTACCATTTCTAAACTTAATTCGAATTTCAACTTCGTGGTATTGAAGACCGACGAGTGGTAAAGATTTCGTCCAATCTTCACTGAAAAAGAATGGAATTATGTAACTATCGGGCGAAGCATTATCACCACCGTCTTGAGTTGTCATGGCACAAGTCGCTTTCGCCGAAGATTCGTTATATAAGGTATTGTGTACGGTATTAATGAAAAGTGTATCTAATTTTGTAACTTCTTGACCACCAATCCACAAAGAGAACTCGGTTGGTGAAGTTTCATCCGATGTCAAATTACCGGATTTAAAAATTGAGGCACTGTTATTACTACTATTAATATTGGCATTTTCAATCCATACGTAACTCAAGAGATCACCTTTAGATTTGATAGGAATGGAAACTTCGTTTCCCGATTCAAACGTCCCGATATAATCCATACGTTCTGGTTTTATCGAAAAGTTTGTGTGACGTTTATAGTTTTGTCTAAAAAAAGAGACTTGAGGATCGCCTGTGATATAGACGTCCTGGGCACCGACTGAGACGA